TCCATGTTAATCTGAGCTTGCATCTGTTGTTGCATAGCTTGATTTTCTTGTAACCTCTTTTCTTTATTCTTTCTTTTGACCTTTAGTAACTGATTAGCTAACTTTACGTTCCTTATTTCACGTATATCAATAGCGTCCTCTAAGTCAATTGCATCTCTAGATAGAGCTACTTGTATGTTTTGTTCTAGCTGTTGTTTCTCTTCTTCATCTGGCGATACTTCTATAAATATACCAAAGTCGTGTATATGTAAGTCCTTGATATTCTCAAGAAGCTCTACATTATACTTACCTACCTGCATCACAAACTCTTCCTTGTGGTCGCTATATTCTAAAACATCAGATATCCTACAAGATATAGCTTCAGCTAAATCCCTAGTGATATCTAGTCCTGCTTGTAGTATGTGTCTAGTAGCTGTGTTACTATTTAGTGCAGCCATTTTCTGTAAACCAACCAATGAGTTTGGATCAGGTGCTGAACCGTCTCTAGCTTCATTAAGCCCTGTTACATCTCTAAGCATACTTAAATAGTGGTTGTAACTACCTATTAAACTACCTATCTTTGCTTGTCCTGAATTCTTAGAAAGCTCTTGAATAGGTATTCTTGCGTTATTAAACTCACCATCTTGGGTAAAGCTTCTACCTATAACACTACCTGTTTGGAAGTACAATCTAAGTGCATCCTCAGGGTTGTATGCAGCCCCATTACCTAGGTCAACCTCATTAAGTCCATCTGCATCAATGAATACACCATCCGGTACAACCTTAGATATAACTTGTTGAAGCTTCAAGTGGGTCATTTGTATTAAGTCAGCGAATGGTATCATACGCCTTAATGTAGACTCTATATTCCCCTTATACATTCTAGGAGCACACGCTACATAGTTAGGTATCGCATACTGTGATGCAGACTTAGGTCTAGCCATGTTTTCAGACATCTCCCACTTAAGTAAGATGTTTGTTCCCATAACCATAACCCCTTCATACCATACGTCGATAACCTTCTCAACCTTTTCAAAAGATCTTTCCTCCATCATCTCTGCTGGTGGGTCGAATGTATCATCCTTCTCTATAACCTTCTCAGTACCGTCTTCGTTTATTTTCCTCTTGTAAACAAATTTCTTTGTTGTCTTATAATTAAAGTAAAGAATAGTTGTAGTGTCTCTACTAAAAATACTGTTGTTGTATAACTGAGCACCTGTGTAGTGACTATTCCAATCTTGACTATACTTAGATATTTGTTCTAATTCGTCTTTAGTAAGCGTTGGATCTATCTTAAGAAGCTCACCTATATTAACCGTCTTAACCTCACCCCAATAAAAACAATCTTTAAAGTTAGGGTCTTCGGTATAACTGTATATAACATTTGCAGGGTCTACGTAATCAATCTTAATTCCGTCGCCTTTTAAGAACTGATGCTTGACAATACCAACACCTAAACACATTATATCATAATCAACACGAGACTTTATGTCTTGGTATTTATTACTGTCAAATGTTGTATTGATAACAGCCTCTTCTGCAAGTTCTATTGAAGACTTGTAGTTTAACTGCATATGTAATGAAAGCTCCTCGTCCGTTTCAGGTAAGTCTCTCTTTGGTGTATTAAATGTGTTTATACCAAAATCATCCTCAATTTGAGTCATTAAGTCTTTTGAGACCATGTCAGCCTCGATAACATCTTGGTACGCGTTTCTCTTTTCAGCAGACATCGCATCTTGTGCATAAGCCTTAACTGAAAAAAGCCTGTTAGACATTCCGTTAACAACGATGTCTATAAACTTTGGTATAATAGGTACAGGTGTCCAATCAAGGTTCATAAATGAAAGGTCACCATCAACAGATAGTTCGTTCTTATATTTAGCTACCGACTGTTCAGCTCTTGCATAAAGTCTTAACCTATGAAACGCATCCCATTGGTTATAAAACCTACAACTGCCTCCGTCTTTTCTGAACCACTCGTATTGTATAGCTTGACCAATCTGCAAACCAAACTCAGGAGTATTCTTCTTTGAGTCTGAAACATATTGACTTGGAAAAGACGATGGATTAATAGTTACTTCTACTTCCTTCATTTTATTATTTCACTGAATCTACCGCTGTTATTATATCTCGCAAAATTAACGCTAATTTTTGACTCTTTTTTTAGTGGTTTATACATATTTTTTTGGTTAGCCATTATAGCTAATCCTGAACTTATAGCTGCATCAAACTTTGTTCTATTGTTTATATCAAACCTAGCCCACTCATTTAATGTTCTTATAAAGTACATCTCACCCATCTCATCACTATCCCTATATGTACCATCCGTATCTAGTCCTACATACTTCTCTATGTACGTCTCAATACAAGAGGCGTGTGCTTGTTTAATATCCTCAGATGAGTTAGGTATCCCACCAAGCTCTTTCTCTGTCTTAGATAGCTTAGATCTGTCTCTATCAGGTCTATTCATAGAGTAACCTCTATAGCCTCTGTTCTTAAAATGATAAAGCAGTCTAGGTTTATTGTTCTCCGCAAGTATAGGCATACCATAAAACACGCAAGCCATAAGTATATCTTCAAAGAATATCTCAGCAGTTTGCGGTCTTGCTATGTACTCAAGAAAGAAGTGGTTTGTTGGAGCGTTCTCCATGTGATACTTAGTTAGTCCGTGTAAAGAACCATTAGACCCCTTGCCACCAACTGTTCCTGATATATCATAAGGATCACACCCGAAAGCACCTATATGTTCGTTTCTAGGATATTTAACACCGTTTTTTATTTCAACATTATTCTGAAGACTAGCGTTAGGTATCCACGATACAAGGAATCTACCCCTATCATCAGGACTCCAAACAACCTTAGTATCCTTCTCTCCATTTAACCAATGGAAGCTACCTCTAGTAAGAACCCTGTTCTTTATTAGTGAGTCATTGTAATCTATTTGTTGGTATATCTTAGTAAGGTTATATAGTGAAGACTTGCTTTCATCTCTAAAGGCGTGTGACTCTGTTCTAGGAAACTGCCTGTAAAATTCATTTAAAGCATCAGGATCGTTTTTTAATGAAGCAACCTCATTTTCCCAGTAATCTATAGCACCTATTGTAACAGGTTCACCATCTATACCCATAATAGGTTTCTCAGGTGTTCTGAATACAGGATGTCCATATATATCTATAAACCCCTCCATGTTCCACTCCATAGGAATAAACAAGTTGTAGAGTCCTGATTTCGTTTGACCATTAGAGTTTCTATCCTTTGGAAAGGAGCTCATGTATAACTTCTTACCGGCTTCACCACCCTTACTAAGTGCATTGGACGTTGAACCCATCATGCACTTACCTATTATTTTTCTACCTAAACGTAGACAGGTTTTTGTAACCCTCCAATTGTTTAGTATATTATTAGGCTTCTCCCACTTCTTAGACTCATCGTGAATAAGTAACTTTAACTTTTCCCCATCATAAGAGTTGTCACCAGTGTTCTTCCAGTCAATACTTGTATCTAACCCTTCAACATCAATTACCTCCTCGTCGTACATGTTCTTCTTAGTAATCTTAGAAGCAGGTACTCTAAATGATAATTCTGTCTTTGGCTTATCCATACCATCCTGCACGGGCTTAAAAAAGAATGGGTAATTAAATACTATTGGTACAACCTTATCTGTAAACATTTTTTTAGCATCAGCACCTGTCTTTGACAGTATACCAATCCTAGCGTCTTTAGTTATAGTTCCTATATTTGAACACTCCTCAGAAGCCATATAAGAGAACCCTGAACGACGTATCTTAAGGTAATCCATACCGAACGACCTTTTATCTGCCTTACAAGCCTCCCAGTATAAATAAAATATTCTGTTAGCTTCCCTAAAGTCAGGTAAACCTACATCAATCTTAGTCCACTGAAGGTACATGTAATTAGAGCCTGTTATGTAAGTCTTAACCCCATTATTCATGAACCAAAAACCTTGCTCACGCCTATCAAATTCTTGCTCTATGTAATCAACCCACTTAGACTTAAATGAGTCAGGAGCTTCGTTCCACTGAAATATAGACTTTACTCTAGATAATTCTTTTGGGTACTCCTTAGACTCCCA